CAGTCTTTCGGTTTGATTTTTATCATTCATCATCGCTTTCTGAGCTTCCAGTTCTAATTTAGCCATGTCCATTTGTTTCTTATGTTCAAGCTCTTGTTCTTTTATGGCAAGCTCTCTTTGTTGTATTTGAGTTAATGGATCTTGTTGTTGTCTTTGTGCCTGTGCTTGTTGAGCTTCAGCTGTATTAGATTTTAACAACTTTTCTGCTGCTTCTGCAGTTATTCTTGAAAGTTCTTCTTCTGCATCTTCAGGTAGTGGCTTTTCTTCATTAGGCATAGAAACACCAAGATTTTTCTCTATCTCTTTTCTGTATTGAAATGCCACATGCTCTGTTATGTGTGCAGATAAAGCTGCCTGTATTGCACCTGCAAAAGGTGACTGCCCTACGATCTCTTTTATCTTTGGATCATTAGCTGCTGCCATATGAACTCTAATATGAGCTTCATGATCTTGATACTTAAATGCTTTTACTGGCTCTTGTTTTAACATTGCCATGTTTTCTGTAACTGGGTCTGCAGGCTTAATATCATCTTGTAGCTTAATTATTGAACTTGCATCTTGTATTCCAAGAACCTCAAGCATTTGTCTGTGAAGCTTACCCATGTCGTAAAGTTGAGGTGCTTGCTGTGCAAGCTGTAGAGCTGCTTGGTACTGCATAACTCTTTGTGACATTGTTGCTGCGTTAGGATCAGATACTGGTATTACATCTATTCGATCATCAAAGTCTTTTGTTCTAGAAAAGTCTCCTTCCATCTCATAAGCATATGTATCATCCATGTAATCTTTAATAACATTAGCAAGTAATCTTAGCTCATTCTTTAATGCTGCATGAAGTCTAGCTTGTACCCCAGACATAACTTTCATTGATCTTTCCATCAAAGCAAGAGTTGTCCCAACAGGTGCTTGGGCGTTGATGTCCCCAACCTGTATATCGGCTACCGACCCTATTCTTCTTCCTTCGTCAACGATATTGCCAAGTAATTGGTACAATACTGATGACGGCTCTTTGTAAGGAATGAAAGTAATAGCATCACGGATGGCACCACCCGGGACATCAACGTCACGGAACTCACCCGGCATGAGAGGCGAATCATCACCTTTGATACGAAGACCCCTAGCTTTAAGACCAGCAGGCAAATTCGACAACGTACCGGCATCGATAAGTTGTCTGAGGATTGAGGTTGCGCTTTTGGCAAGTCCTCCGATGAGGTGTATAAGTCCTGTACCGTAAAAGCCCAGCCCGGGGAGGTACCTGTAGTGGACAAAGTATTGTCGCTTCTTTTTCTTTTCATCATCTTCGTAGTAATTCCTTCTAATTGACAATATCTCTTTTGATGATTTATCTATGGTAATTACATATGGTCTTGCTACACCGTCATCTTCCTTGAATGGCTCTGGCATCTCCATATCTACATGCATTTCGAGGAGTGTATGTCTATCATCATCTTCAATAGTGGCTGTTTCGCCATCTAATTCGTCATATTTTTCCTGTATATCTGACATATCAGGCTCTGGATCTGGTAATTCTATATCACGATAAAAGCCATTATTCTGTAACTTCACAATATCGTTTGATGTTTTCTTCATTACATGTGTATATCTTTCACATGTCATAAGATCAGATGCCCCATATGAAACAACAAAATCTTCTGCAGGGACAAACATTGCGCATGGTCTTTCCATAATTGGATCATAATAAACTTTCTTAAATGCAGATCCTGCTAATGGTAGCTTGAATAACATCTGTTCTGTTTCGTCACGATACTCTGTCATCTCTTCTGTTAAAAGATAGTTCATTTCATTTTCAACTCTAAGAGCCTGTTCTGTTTTTTCTACGGACAACTTACCAAGTATCTTTGTTCGCACTGGCCCAGAAGCAGGGTATATCTCACCCATAGCCTGTGCTTGGAATCTGACTATTGATTCTGTAAGTATTGGATGAAACACACCAGATGATCCGGCCCACGGCTGTTGTCTCTCTTCTATTCTCATGCCAAGAAGATCCAATCCCTTAACATAACTTTTTGCCCACTCGCTTCTGGATTGTCTGTCTGCATTAAAACTTGATATAAGTTCTGATGCTATTTCATGTAAATCATTTTCTTCTATCTCTTCAGCAAGATTTCTATCGAATTCACCACCCATTATTTCATCTACCTGTTCACCAGTAAAATCAATAATCATTCCACCATCTTCAGTTTCAACTGAAACTAAGTCTGGATTCTCTGCAGATACTGATTCAGGATTTTTTAACTCAACAGTTATATCCTCATCAATAACATCATCATCTTCAGTGAATGGAACCATAGGTTTTTCAATAGCCATTTTAATTTCCTTTAATAATATTCAACTGGTCTTCTGTATTTAGGTTCATCATCCCAATCATCCATAGTGGTTCTAATCCAACCACCTTGCCTGAATCTTAACAGCGCTTGTGTAGTTGAGTCAACCAAGTCATCATGGTCACCAGCTGGAAACGCGGCACATTCTTCTATAACTTCTTCCGCCCATCTTGTTGGTGGATACCAAACTACACCACTTGCAAACAGATCTGTAACACCGTTCACTCTGGCTATCTTATCCTGTCCACGGCTCGGTGTAAACTCCGTAACTGGAATTCCCATAGCCCTAAGTTCAAATATCAAGGGTGAGCCTGCGGCTTTGGCCTCAACAATCATCTGATCTGGCTCAAATTCCCAATATTTATCATAGGCGGCACGCTTTAACTCAGGAAATTCTAGTTTTTCTTTGTATGAATCGATTAAAATTAAATTAGGTATCTCATTTCCATCATCATCAGGGTGGTGAAAGATACCCCAAGTGGTACATGCGCTATAATCTGCCCTTTGTGTCTTTAAAAACGCTGTGTCCCATGATTGTATGATGGAATCACAAGGCGGTAAGTCTTTTCCTTCCCATTCCTGCCACCATTCACGCTTAATAAGCGCTCCTTCTTCAGATGTTGGGTCCTGTTGATACTGAGCGTTCCATTTTGCCACTGGTAATTCAGCTTTTAGGGCGTCTAGTTCAGTGCCGCTCCAAAATTCAGGCCATAATGGCTTGCCTGATGGCATAATTGCAGGTAATTGTATGACTTCCCACTCATTTGAGCCTTCTCTTTCAACAGATTTGTTAACAATTTGCCCTGTTAGGTCTCTTTTAGACCATCTGGTCATAACAAGTATGATTGCACCACCCGGTTGCAGTCTCTGACGAGGTCCGGAAGTGTACCATTCGTAAACTTTGTTATAAACTTCAGGATTATACTCACCCATTGTGGCTTCTTGCTCTGAATGTGGATCATCAATGATAAGAATATCAGCACCCTTACCTGTCACGGCACCGCCTACACCTATCGCGAAGTAATCACCACGCTTATTTGTGTTCCATCTACCTGCCGCTTTACTGTCTGTGGATAATTCTATGCCGGGGAATACATTCTGGAAGTCTTCGTTCTGTATTAAGTTACGAACCTTACGACCAAAGCCCACTGACAGCTCTGCAGTGTGTGCTGTCTGTATAATTTTTTTATCAGGGTACATACCCAAGAACCATGCAGGAAATAAATAACTGGCAAACTCTGATTTGGTATGACGGGGTGGCATATTGATAATTAATCTTTTTAGTTCACCCCGGGCCACTCTCTCAAATGCCTCTGCCATTATCTCATGGTGTTTGCCATGTATAAAACTAGGCCACATGGCACGAACAAAAGGAAGAAACTCTTTCCTTGCCTGTTCCTTGTTTTGCATTTCAGTTAGTTCTTCAACGAGATCCAGTATCTCTCTTTGCTTGTCTACAGGGAAACTGTCTAACTTCTTGGATGCAGTTTTTAAGATAGATGCCAAATCATTCATTGTCATTCCTAATAATCTCAGGTGGCCTACCCTCAACTATTTTTTGTGCCAAGTCAATCATCCATAAACATTCTGGAGAATCAACAGCAGAAACTATATGCAGTTCACGCTCTCCATCCTCTGCCTCTGTCCATCCAATAATTACGGGGTCTATCAAATCAGGAGAAGGATCATAATAATCTTCCCTGTTTTTATCTTTTCTGTAGTTTTCTAGTTTTATAATATTATTTGGCAAATAACTTCCCAACTTGTTATAACAGTACTACTAGTTATAACAGTACTACTAGTTATAACTAGTAAGTTATACTAGTATAAAAATATATATATACTAGTTATAACTAGTAGGGAAGCCCCTAAGTAACTTTTTTTTATTTTTTTACGTATTTTTACATATATGGGTAGGTGGGGTGTAGAAATATGTGAAAATATTTAGGGGTGACCCCTCTTGACAAAATTTTTAATTTAGATGTGCAACATAAACTACATGGCGCGTGGAGGGGGCGACACGACACGGGGTGGTACGGGTAGGGTGGGGTAGCTAGAAGTTAAGATTAACTAATAGGTAGCTAGAATTATTACGAAAATAGCTAACTTTTACCGCCTAAAAGTTTAGACAATTTATCTTTTAATTCCTCTGTAATCTCTTCACTTGTTTTGTCAGCTTGTTTAGTCTCTACCTCTAGTTTATTACCAAACATATTAACGCTTTGACCTAAAAGACTTAACGCCTTGATCCTATTACTAGCCTGATCGCCTTGTTCAACCTCTTCAGTAAGTTTTTTTAAGACATATTCTTCACGCCTGACCGCCCTCGTCAACTTATCTTCATCCATACGCCTTTGAATAGCTTTAATCCTATTGGTAACCTTTGGGTTTGCCATCAACTCACTTGCCATGTTCCATATTGTATTGTCTTTAGTGCTAGGACTGACAGAATATACACGCTTATAAGCATCTGTACTTGTAAGGCTTTCTTCAGCTATCAACCTTGAAAACTCTAGTTGCTTGGCGGTCATTGGCTGATCTTTTTTTTTGGTCTCTTTAAAATCTTTTTTGTTGTCACTTACCAATTTTAACTTTGGTTTTTTATCGTCAATTTTCTTTGCCATGATTTACCTATAAAATTATTTAAAAATACACTCCACAGAAATTAACACCTGATTTACCTGATGTAAATATTATCTCATTTCGTGAAACATCTATTAATAGCCCATATAAGCCCATACAGACACAAAAGGTGTTTTAGGCTATCATATATCATAAAAGTTTGTTTCGCAGTTTTTGGCTTGAGCCTTACGTTACAGAGGATGCACTAAAAAAAGATAAAAAAGTTTCAGAAAAAATGGTTGGTTATTCGTATGCGGGGAAATTTAACACCTGATTTAAATCTATACTTATACAAAAGTTAATTTTAACTTTTAGCCTATAAGTTAAGAAAATTTATATTTGGCTCTCAGCAACAGTTACAGTAAGTATTTACAATTATTTACAATTATTTACATATTTGGGCTTGTATATATCGATTTAGTCGTTATATTAGTAAATGAGTTAAGTCACTCATTTGGGACAGACATCCCCCATCTTAGAGATTTTAAAAAATCTTAATTGGCATTTGAAATTCATGTCTCCTGAGTGGAAGTAGGTTCTCCCCATGTAAACGAAAGGTCAAGGTTTGAGGATGAGGCTATTTAGAGAATTTAGGATAGTCTAATATTTTTGAGACATATTAGAAATCTGTACGACCTTTCAAAAAACGATAGTGGAGGCAAGTTCTTGCCTCCTTGTCCTAGACTGTAGTTGAATGTGTATTCAGCCTGACGATTGCAAAAGCATGAAACAGTTAATTTTTTTATGGAGTTTTAGTATGACTAAAAATATTCAAGACTATGGTTTTTCAGCGGATGCAATCAAAGATTTAGCTAAGGCTGAAAAGGTAATTGGCGGTTTAAAAGATGCCAACAAAGAAAACACACAGACCATCAATGAAAATAAGATGGTTCAAATTGTAACCTCAATCTGCCATGTTGCACAGTTTTCAAGGACTGCATCAGGTAACCTGAGCAAGGCAGTCACAAAGGTTGTGTATGATGACCTGATGAACCATGCAGGCATTCCAAAGGCTCAGGCAAAAATTCTCAAAGAGAATGCGGTTAAGTTTGCTGAAAAGCATGACCTACCAACTCAAGTAACACCTGAGTACGTCAGGCAAATACTTGCTGATTTTGAGATCGATACTCAAACAAAGTGGGTTGCTCATACCAATGATAAAAAAGAGTTAACCTTAGCAGAAAAGGTTTGCAAGATGGTTTATGGTGCTGAGAAAACCAAGAAAGTTGATGGCATCGAGCAGACAGTATTTGTTGCCAACGATATCACGATGGATGAGATCAACCAACTTGAAGAGTTGATGGCAGATACCAAAAGGATTTTCATAGCTACACAAAAGGCTAACGAAAAGTCTAATGAGGATACCAAAAAGGACAACGATGAGACTAACGATGTTCTCGATGCTCTTTGCGGTTAATCGAATGCACAAATTGAGACAGATCAAATGCGGTCTGTCTCTGCTTGTTCAGTCGAGCAATAACAATAACAACAATGGAGTTAATACATGAATAAAAATCAAGAAATAATAAATATGTTTCGTGGCAGAATTTTACGAGGTGTATTTAAAAAGATGGATGGCTCAAGACGTAAGTTTTGGGGAGTTCTAAAGCAAGAGGAAAGGGATGTTCCTAACCTCGTAACAGTCTATGATTTTCGTATTGGCGAGTATCGTAGGTTTAGACTAGATCAAGGAGCTATAACATTAAATAGCGGTAACACTTGGTATAAATATAACCATGTAAATGGTGTAACACTTAAAACAAGGAGTGCTTAAATGAGATTATCATTAGCAAAAACAATAATACTTGAGGGTATTAAAAAGAACCTAGCACAAAAGTCAAACCACAAGCCAATCTCTTTCCATCTTGAAGGCTCGATGGGTATTGGAAAAACTGCTTTAGCTAGGCAGATCGCAGAGGACTTAGGTTTTTACCTAGTAAATATTTCCCTTGCTCAACTTGATCCTACTGACATAGGCGGTATGAGAATGCCTGATGGTAACAAGATGAAAGTCTTACAACCTGATTGGTATGTAGATGCTGACCGCATGGCTGAGATCAAAGCGGATGGTTACAAAGGTGTACTTTATTTCTTCGATGAGTTGCCACAGTCTCCAATTCTCAACATGAATATTTATGCTCAGATTTGCGATGAGTATAGAGTTGGCGAGTACAAGATCGACAGATCAGAGTGCTATATCATGAGTGCTGGAAACAAACTAAGCGACAAGGCAGGCACTAATCAGATGCCATCGCATTTAGTTGATAGGCTTTCATTCATCGAGGTTGAGGCAAACCTAGATGACACTTGCAATTACTTTTCAAAAAGCGGTGTTGATCATAGGTATATAGGTTGGTTAAGATTTCAGCCTGAGTTCTTGCATCAATTCAAAGTTGGAGAGAATGCATATCCTACACCTAGATCACATGAGAGATCATCTCAAATGTTATCTTGGAATTTGGATGCGGTTGCAATGGGCGAGGCTATCAGCGGTCAGATTGGCAGATCAGCATATGCAAACTTAAAAACATTCTTGGACATTTACAGTAAGTGTCCTGATGTAGATAAGTTGGTAGCTGATCCTGACAATGCTCAGTTAGTGGAAGAGCCTGCGATTATGTATGCTCTTTGCAGTTCTCTTTCAATGAAAGCTAACGACAAAAATATTGGTAACATTCTCAAGTACTTACAAAGGTTACCTAATGAAGAGTTCCAAGCCTATGTCTTAAAGGATGCTTTAGCTAGAGACAATTCTCTAAAGCAGTCTAAGGATGTTAGAGCATGGGCATCAGCTAAGGGCAATGGGAAATATCTCGTTGCCTAGAAGTTAATCTTAACTTTTAGGAGTGCAAATATGCATGATTTACCAAGGAAGATCGCAAGATCAAAAGTCAGGCTTATGCTTGATAAACTGTCTAAGGGATGGGGGTTTTATGCCTCTATCCTTTATCAGATGCCAATGGTTGTTAAAAACGATATCGACACTATGGCAAC